CCCCACACAACGTTCATCCACGCCTTTTCGCATTCAACGAAATTGACCAACTCGTTGAACAAGCCGTGAAGAATACGAGTGTCTAAATCATAATAGTTTGGTTCTAGACCAGTATGAAGAACATTGTATTTGTGAGTCGTGCGAAACTTTATCGCATGGATTGTATCATCCCACAACTTGCGTTGAATATCTTCACAAATGTCCTTGATTTTTTGCCAAACAACAAGTTGACAAAAATACATTATTGGACGATTCTTTTTTTGCTCTTCTTGCCATTTTGACCATTCATTTAATGGAAGAGCGACTGGTTCTTTTATTTTTACTTTGTTTAGTGCTTCTGCGAGTGCGTTCATTTTTAGGATCTTCATTTATGGTCTCCAACAATGAATCGGCATATGTAAATATCCACATTCCACGTTCTTTATCATATGTAGATTCTTTGATTATAGTACAACCATACTTTTTTGTCAATAATTTTGCAAGACTTTTGCTTCCATTTTCTGAAAAGCTGGTTGCAATAAGTTTATCAGATTTCATTTATACTTATCAATCGCGTCCTTTAATGCAACATCTATATCACGAATTGGAAATATATTTTTTAATTTAGTATTATCAAGAACGCAGTTTGATCTGGGTGCAGTAACTGCAGCACGAAATTGTTCTTCTGTAAACCAATTCTTATTCAACTTCATCATGTCTACAATTTCTTTTGTGGTCTTGCTGCCACCATTGGTAACATTATAGATTCCTGGCTTTGGTCTATTTCTAACAAAAAATAGTACGGTATCAGCAACGTCATCAATGTGACTTAGACTATTACGAAAGTTTATTAGTTTTGCATACTTTTCTAATTTTGTCAAAAAGTTCTTCGGATGTTTTTCTGAACCAAATGGCATACGAATTCGCAATATATAGGACTTGTTCATATATGGCGCAAGAAGTTTTTGCTCCAAAGTTTTTGATCCACTATAAAAACTTCCGTTATCAAAATTAAAATTGGGTTCGTCATTCTCAGTAAAATCTTTTTGATATCCTGTATATACACATCCGCTAGAAATGTGAATAATTGGAATATGCAAACTTTTTCTTTCAAGTTCAATTGGCCACAATACGTTTCCTGCAATAGTATCTTCCTTGTATAGTTCGCAGGCATCTACGTTAGGAGATCCTGTATATCCAGCAGCATTTACTATTACTTGCGTATCTCTTGGGACCTTGTCTTTATGTGAAATCCAATATACTGGCAAATAATTATGAATATTGAGTTTTGTCCATATTGCTTTACCAATATATCCATGTCCAATTAGAGTAATCATTGCTTCAATAGCTCCGGATGATGTTGAGGCATTTCTTTAAAAATCATTTCATCCAATCGTTTCTTTTCCATTTCGTATGTTCGTTTTCTTAGTTCGGACGATCCGTATATGTGTTGACGCTTGTGATAGTGTAATTCAATGCCGTTGTTAATGCACCACTGCTTTCCTGTAAAATCTCGATTTAGATATTCATCAGATAGAAAACGAACATGAATTGTTTGTGTCATTAACAATTGCAACAAATCAAATTCCGTCTCATATACCAAAATTTCATCAACATACTTACAAGCTTGTAACTGAACGTAACGCTCATAGACACTTTGTATTGGTTTGTTTTTGATACCAGGTCTATCAATCGTAGGATCAACTTGAAGTGCAACCTTCAAGTAATCACATAATTCTTTTTCCATTTTTAGCATCGTTACATGACCTGCATGTAACAAATCAAAGCTACTACAATTGAATCCTATTTTCATATTTTTTTATCCATTCTATTGTTTCATTTAATCCATCAGATAAATCATATTTTGGTCTCCATTTCAATTCTCTCTTAATCTTTAATATTGACGTGGCATACCTTGCATCATGACCGGGACGATCCGTAACATATTCTATAAACGATTCATTAACATTCATCTTTTGAATTATTGTACGAATAAGATCAATGTTTCTTATTTCTTGCTCTCCACCAATACAATATCTTTCGTGTATATTTCCATGATGTAAAACACAACGAATTGCTTCGGCAGCATCTTTGACAAATATCCAATCACGAATTTGACTACCTGTACCATATACAGGCACCTTTTGATTCTTTAATATGCGGCTCACTGCTAAAGGAATAAACTTTTCGGGATATTGCCATGGACCGTAATTGTTTGAAGAATTGATTATTGTATATGGTAATCCATATGTATTACCATATGCTTCCACAAAGTGTTCAGCAGAAGCTTTGCTTGCCGAGTAAGGATTTCTTGGACATATATTTGAATATTCATTAAACTTAGCGGGAACTGGCACTTCACCAAAAACTTCATCGGTAGATATATGAACAAACTTTTTAATTTTTCGTTTTATTACCTCATTCAATAAATTAATTGTAGCAATAATATTTGATTGTATAAAAGGTTTACAATCCTTGATAGATCTATCAACATGACTTTCGGCTGCAAAATGCACAACATGAGAAATTTCATGTAGATTAAATAGATTTTCTACTGATGATGAATCAGCTAAATCCATGCAATGTGTCACAATCTTCATGTTGTTTACAAGTTCTTCTGGATTACTCGCATATGTGAACTTATCAGCAACAACTACGTCAACTCTTTCAATATCAAGTATGTGCTTGATGAAGTTTATTCCGATGAAGCCTGCGCCACCAGTGACAAGAAGTTTTTTCATTTATAAGCCAACATTTTTAATACAGAACCACGAGCAGGTTCAGGATTTCTCATATCAGGAACTCTCATTGTACTCTTGAATCCGACACGAGTCAAATACTTTGTTAATTTTTCTTGATTGAATCCATTGATATGACCCATACCAGGAATCTTATGATCCGTTTCATGAAGCCATCCGGCATAAATGACTTCCATGGCATCTTCAAACGGATCCCTGTTTTTATTAAGCCAATCAACATTAGCCATGATGTGCCAGTCTTTCTTGTAAATTCTTTCCGCAACCCATTCAATATCTGGAGTTGTAATTTCAAGAAATCCACCAGGCTTCAAAACACGATAAATTTCTTTTAGAACATCATCAACAATGAACTTTGATAGATGTTCAATAACATCACCGAAATATATCTTGTCCGCTATATTAGATTCAAACGGATAAGGCACCTTTGACAAATCGTGTTGAACATTTACATGTGGCCAAGGATTTACGTCCACACGAATTGTTGCATCGGGCTTTGGCCATGGCCCACTACCAAGATCTATGATCATATCAAACTCCTATCACATATACAGAACTTGCTGTTTGATTATTACTTCTCTTTTCTATTAAATCCAATACTTTTGGGTCATTTTCTTGTTCCTTGTATGGAACAAATTTTGCACGAAATCTATCTCTTGTATTTTCGTCAATGTCAGTTAAATAATAAACAGCCAAACTTTTTCTCATTTGGTCCGGAGGACACTTCAAAGGTTCTGGTAAACCATGCCAAGAATTTTGAGTTGTATCAAAAATCACAGCACGATTAAACAATGGTGCAATTCTTTTCTCGCATCTTCTTGGCACATTCTTTTCATCATCATGAGACCAAAATTCTATATGTCCACCCCAATGTGATTGCCATTCTTCATTTAAGTAAACTATCAAATTCAATTTTCTTTGAAGACCTAGTTTGGGATGTATTGAATAATCAAGATGAACATTCAACTTTCCTCCAGAAGAATGAGAATGTAAACCCCCACCGTGCAATCCATGATCAACATATAAATTATTAATTCCCACCAAAATTTTTAAATTATCAACAAATTCATTACTAAGAAGTTGATGAAATACTTTATAGAATTCTAATGAAAAATGCGACCAAGATTGATTTGTCTTTTTGATTTCTATGGGATTATTATATATACCTTTCCATGAATCATCTTCATAGTTGGGAAAACTACGAGACAATTTGCGAGCAACATCATCATCAAAAAAATTATCAATAATTACATGATTAAATGGAATAGCATTTTTAAACTCTTGTGACTTCTGTTTATAGTCTACATTTTGAAACATCACCAACTACCCATTTTGAATCTATGATATGTAACTTGTTGATCAATTACCATTGATTCATGACCAAATACTTCACGTGCCATTCTAGGATAGATAGATGTCATGAAAGAATTCAATTCATTCATTGCACCCGTTTTATCATAATATGCATTTCTGGGCGGATGATATATTGATGCATTATGAACCACATGTGCATGTGATTGTGCGATGTCGCAATATGCTTTATCAAGCCCCCAAGCTTGTTCATACCCCGGCCATGAATTTAAAGCTTTAAGTATACGAGAAAATATATCAGTTCTAAATACGGGAACACCGCATTCCAAAAAATTTGTCTCCGAAAAATCTATTCCCTTATCTTGTGCTAGACATTGATAAAATAGATCTGAACCTTCTGCCATGGATAATTGCCATAGACGAAAATCAAATCTTCTTGCCATTTGAAGACCTTTATTTATATTCCAAACATCTGTAATTTGATCATCATCAATGCATCCAACATAATCATATTTTGTATAATCAAATTGATTGAATACATCGCGCACCATTTGCCATTTATGACCACGAACATGATACACATGATCGTATGTATTTGGGTCTGGTTCAAACCCTTCTTTATAAACACAGCTAACTATCTCATATGTTCGGTCAGAATGCTTTGAGCGCCAATGAGCATTTTTGTCATATCTATCATCAAACTTGTCAGGATAATTTCCTGTTGGCACAAATATGATTGCTTTTTTTACTATATTTTCCATTTTGTAATAGAAGTCCATCTATCAAGAATATTTGTTGATGAATTTGTCTTATTTGTTCCACCAACGCCAACTGCAAATATTATCCTTTCGTCAGCCTCTTTCATCTCTAATTCACTTTGATAAGTGCCGCCTATTCTATCGCCGCCATTTGCAAAAATCAATAGTAGATCGGGATAATTTTGACGAATTGTTCGTATCAAATCGGCAGCACTATCATCATCATCATTGAAGCCCATTGCTTGATCAACGTATTTTATACTTTCAACAATCTTTAATCTCTCTTCAAATGGCATGAAAAAATTGCCTTTTTTACGTTTTAACCAATCATCTGAATTAACACCTACAAATAGTCTCATACCAAACATTTTTGCAGATCTAAGATACTCTATATGACCAGTATGTAGTGGATCAAATCCACCACTAACAATTACAATTGTATTTGTATTCATTCACGCACCTCATATATCCAATGATTATGTGTAAGCCAGTCTACAGTTTCATATATTGCTTGCTTTGATGTATAATTTGATTTCCATCCGTATGTCTTGATCTTGGATGTGTCAAGATGAATATAGGGTATATCTCCCGGCCAGCCCTTTAGAGTATTTCCATATACTATTTTTGGTGTCAAACCCATAGCATGAGCAACCCACTGTGCAGCATCTGATACACGATATGTTTTATCATTACCAATGTTGAACACTTCATATTTTCTTTTCTTGTCTCTTGCTGGTCTAATATCTTCTCCTATCATTGTGACAGCAGAAACTACATCAGAAACATGTATGGAGCTTTTAATTCCTGTTCCATCGCCAAGAACTTCAAGATAATAAGGATTAGTCAATAACTTCTTTACAAAATCAAATGCAAATCCATGAGGATATCTAGGACCAAGAACAGTCACAAAACGAAATACATATGCTTCAAAATTAAATCCCTCGCAAAAGGCCGAAATAAATCCTTCTCCAGCCAACTTTGACGCACCATATAAAGATGTTTGTTCAGGCATTGAAATTGTTTCAGAAGCGGGTAATCTATTTTGATCAATCTCACCCAATACAGCTGATGTTGATGCAAATATGATTCTCTTGACACCATGATAATTCATGGCTTGTAATATATTCATTGTGCCTTCAATGTTATTCTTGAAGTCAAGATTTGGATTCTTGAATCCTTTTCTTATGTCGGCATTCGCAGCAAAATGATATACTGCATCAGTATTTGTAAGATAAGAAAGATTTCCGTTGATATCATCTTGAACAAAAGTAAAATTCTTATTATCCAAATTATGCTGAATAAATTTTATTTGACCAGTTGAAAGATTATCTACGGCCACAACTTCATGACCGCGTCTTAGTAGTTCATCAACTACATGACTACCAATATAACCAGCACCACCAGTTACAACGTATCTCATGTTCTTACTATTCCATTTTTGAGACCATCAACATACCAATTATACATTGTTTTTAATCCCTCTTCAATAGAAATCTGCGGTCTCCAACCAAGTGCATGTGCTTTTGATACATCGGTCAACTTACGCATTGTTCCATCAGGACGAGATGTGTCATATAGAAAATTATCATTATACCCCACAACTTTTGCAAGTATTTCAGCAAAGTCACAAATTTTAAGATCATAACCTGGACCAAGATTTACAAATCCGCCTGTCTTTGCAAAGTCTTCTTTTGGTGCATTCAATACATGAATACAACCACGAGCAAGATCATCGCAATATAGAAATTCACGACGAGGAGTTCCAGTTCCCCATAGAACTGCCTTTGTTTTACTAAACTTTGCCTCATGAAACTTACGCATCAATCCAGCAGCAAGATGATTGTTTTCTGGATGAAAGTTATCACCAGGACCATATACATTGCTAGGCATGACAGCACGATAATCAGTTCCGTGTTGGCGATTATATGCTTGACACATCTTGATTCCTGCAATCTTTGCAATTGCATATGCATCATTTGTAATTTCAAGATGACCAGTTAGTAGATATTCTTCTTTAATTGGTTGAGGACATTCACGAGGGTAAATGCATGTCGAGCCTAAAAACAATAAATTATTTACACCATAAAGGTATGCAGTATCAATCACATTTGTTTGTATACGAAGATTTATATTAATCATGTCAGCTGGAAAAGTATTGTTTGCCACAATACCGCCAACTTTTGCAGCAGCAAGGTAAACCTGATCTGGTTTTTCTTGCTTAAAGAAATTTTTAACTGCAATAGGGTTTGTTAAATCAAGTTCTTTTGATGTGCGTGTAATAATATTTGTTTCACCTTGTTCTCGCAACATTCTAACAATGGCAGATCCAACAAGACCTGCGTGACCTGCAACATAAATCTTTTTCATGATAACCTCAGTTTTGATAATCGTGATAAATTAATTGACTTCCCAAATAATCAAAATTTAGTGGTACTTGTCTAAGTCTTAGTTTTTCTGCAACTTTCTTTTGCATGTGTGGTGGTGTTAGAAAAAGAATAAATCCGCCACCACCAGCACCAAGAAGTTTTCCACCAACAGCTCCGGCTTGAATGCCTTTATCATAGATGTCATCAATCTCAGTATTCGTAATTGATGATTCCATATTCTTTTTTAATTTCCATTGATCATTGAGAAGATTTGCAAAGTCATATATTCTGTGTTCATATAACACACGCTCTGCTTCGTGTGTCAAGTCTTTCATAATGTTTAGATCAATCTTCTTTGAACTAATATTGATTATTTTCTTTTCAGCAATATCAAATGAATTGCGAAGTTTTTCGGTAAAGAACAATTGAACCCACGACTCAAGTTCTTGTAGAATATCTTTCTTTAGATGTAATGAATAACATGTAAAATCTGTGTATCCACCAAACTCAATTTTATTAAATCCACCAAATGCTGCAGCAACTTGATCTTGTGATCCTACTGCCTCACGAAGAACATTTTGCTCTAGATAGATTGATTTGCGAGCAAGATCTCTTTTGGTAATTTGTTCATTTTTAAGAGTAGCTAATCCGTGAATAAGAGAAACTGTAAAACTTGAACTTGATCCAATACCTGTGCGATTTGGTAGATCACCATGATGGGTAATATCAAGACCATCTTCAAAGTTCATGTATTTAATTGCTTCGCGAATGACTGGTATCTGAATATCGTCTACAGACTTTGTTGTTTCATCATTGAAGTAACGAATCTTGTATCTATAGTCAAATATTTCTGGTAGTTTTCTAAGAACAAGAAAACTACACTTGTTTATAGAGGTGGACAAAACACAGCCGCCATGCTCCCTATACCAAGCAGGATAATCTGTGCCGCCACCAAAGAATGAAATTCTATACGGAGTTCTAATTATGATCATTACACATTTCCATGACGAGTATTACGAATAAGTTCATAACCCTTGATTAATTCAACAAGACCTTCTTGCAGAGAAAACTCTGGATTAAATCCTGTTGCTTCAATCTTTGCATTTGATACTATATAGTTTCTTTGATCCGGATCTTGTCCATATGGTGCTTCCATGAAGGTAAACTTTGGAATAAAATTCTTGATCGTCTTGCACAATTCAAGCTTTGATATGTTCGCGTTTGAAAGACCTACATTATAAATTTGTCCATTCATTGTATCGAAGTTGTTTATGCAATGGATAAATGTATTTGATACATCACGAACATGAATATAATTTCTTTTGAAATGACTTTCAAATAAAACAACAAATCCATCATGCACAGCACGATATGTAAAGTCGTTCACTAGAAGATCAAGACGCATACGAGGAGACATACCAAATACTGTGGCTAGTCGTAAACTAATTGCGTTTTGATGTTGCATTAGTCTCTTTTCAACTTCAACTTTGTCTTTTGCATAAAGTGAAATTGGATTTAGCGGAGACTCTTCAGTACAAAAATTATCATTGTTTCCAGAACCATATGCACTATTTGTTGTTGGCATAATTACTGTTTGATTTGGACTAATCTTATCCAGCATATCGAATATTGCATCTTTATTTGTGGAAGATGCTGCAACCGGATCTCTATTACATATTGGTGCACCAACCAGAGCAGCCAGTGGAATAATAATGTCTGCTTTCTTGAGTAATGGATCTATATCGCTTGGCTTTCGCACATCACCTCTTCGTACTTCAAGAAGATTGTTATGCATCAAGTGATTTAAAGATGATTGATTGTTGTAATATAAATTGTCAATTACACAAACTTTATAATTACCTATTTTTAACAATTGATCTACAAAAATACTACCAATATAACCAGCACCACCAGTAACCAAAATGGTATTCATAATAACCTCACATTTCACAAGCCGTAATAATATCCTTCATTCTACTAGCGTATGTATGCTTTTCTTTAACTTTTTTCATTTGATTTAACATCAAATCTCTTGTCTTTACATTATTTCTCATTTCAGAAGCGATATGAAATAGTTGATATGGGTCCTCATGAAATGCTATTTCTTGATCAAAAAAATCATACACAGCGCGTGAGTTTGTCATTCCGAGTTGTCCATAGCTAATAATTTTGAATGCACGACATGATTTATATCCGATATCAACATGAAACTTTGGACGTAATTCCAATGCCAAAAATGCATCAAGTGATGCTTGCTTTACAGATTCAATTGTTAACACCTGACGCCAAACATCATTAAAATAAAATGTCATAGAATTTTCTTTACATGCGCGAATGAATGGCTCAAATTGGTCTTGATTATCTTGACGAATTGTTCCCGAAAAAAACACATGCTTAGGTTCTTTCCAAGGTGTTAGACAATCATCAAAGTTGATCTCGTTTGGCATGAGATCCGTAGCCCACATGCTATAGAAATTATCATATTCTTCGCCCTTTTCAAGATGCGAAAATCCATCATTGATAGAAATATACTTTACTGGTTCATACTTGTATTCCCAGTAATTATCAGACCAGTCGTTTGCAAATCTAAAATCTATTATTCTACCAACTTTATCAAGATAATGTGAAGCACCTGGATTATTTGTGCCTTTCTTATTACCAAGATAATTCATGAAATATGTTGATGATTTTCTTAGAGGCAAACGATGACTTCTTGGATGTGTTGTTGCTATCCAATGTTCTGATACAATCAATGAATCGTCAAAAAATGAAGGATCAACATTATCGGTGTCATCTAGCCAATAAACTTCTTCATTTAAATATTGGGCACCTTTGACAAAGGCAGCATGTGTAAATGCATGGGTATGACCTGTTTCATATTTTGCGCCCCATACTATAATCTTTTTATGTTTTTTCATTTAATTCTCGAATTAATTTTATTATATACAATAGCATCAAACCAATTTAAGAAATTTTCATAAATCAAACAAGATGGCGGAATACCATATTTTAATTTAGATTCAGACATCATCTTATTATATAGATCATCATCATTATCTACTTTTATAATATGATCAATTAGCGATTGCATTGAATTAAATTTACCCGCATTGATAAATGAATTTTCATTGAAGTCTAGATCAACTGTTGACGAACCCCAGTAAATTGGAACTGAATTCACATAAAAACCATCCATGATTTTTTCAGTAACATATCCCGGATGAGGGCTATTCTCAAACGAGAGAACAAACTTATAATCCTTGATAAAATCAAGTTTTGCATCATAGTCAGGACTAATCACAGCACCTATGTTGTTAAATAGTGGTCCAGCACTATCAACTTTTTTATACTTGCACAATTCGTGAAAAGCAGCATTTCTTACGTTGTTGTTTCCATTTCTATGAATGAATACACAGAATTTTGTTTTTGGATGTCTAATATTATGTGCATTGAATATATGATTAAATTCAAATTTTTTATAGAAGAATGGAACTAAAGCCCAACCAGGTAATCTATAATGCCACGAATTGAAATTGTGATCAAATGTCATTGCATAATGACAATCATAGTTTTCTGGTCTACGATTTTCACCCGTATGAAAAATCTTTATGCATTTATCTTTTGAATATTGTAAATTTCTTGTTCCAAAATTTTCATCGCCAAAGAAAAGAAAATCTGGATTTTCATTATCTATTGTTAATTTATATCTTTGTGACAATATTGTTTCGTAAAATTCAGAAGTACATACATCAACAAATCCAACTTTTAATGGTTTTTTCTCCATTACTTTATCCAGTACCAAACATTTATATCAGTAAATTTCATTTCATTCTGAATATTTTTTGTTGATCTAAATTCAGACAAGGCTCTCTGAACATCTGGTAAATTAATATCATGACCTGAAAAGATACCACCCATTTTTAGTTTATCATAAAAGTTATTTAAGTCATTAGTCACACCTTGATACGAATGATCACCATCAATAAAAATATAGTCAAATTGATTATTTTCAAATTTGTTTACACACTTATCAGATGCCTCTTTGTACATGACAATCTTGTCTGCATGTGGCGCAAAGTTTTTTATTGTTATATCATACCAAAGGTCCATATCTTCTTGAGTGACGGGACCAACCCAATCCATATAAGGAAGATATGGATCAATACAATAAATTTTATCAATTCTATTTGTTTGTTCTAAAAAGTGAACAATGTTTTCCCCTTTACAAATACCAATTTCAAGCCCTACAACATTTCTGTTCAAACGAACAGAATGATCATTAATTACATTAACAAGACCTTTTCCTGAAATAAAATCAAAAGGCCACTTTCCCTGTTGTTTATATTCCGCAATTGTCAATGGCTTGTCTACTTTTTTAAATGAATTTGTTGCCGTGTTGATTTTAATTATGTCTGACATTTCACATTCCATATTTTAAATTTATTAGTGGAAGAAGATTTGGTATTCTATCATACTGATGTACGATGTAATACTTATGACCTTCATTGTTCAAGACTTCACCATTTTTTATTATTGGTTCAAAGTCTGTCAAATGCGGTCTATATTGATTTATCTTGCTGGGATCCGCAACTGTTCCAAGTTGTGCGGCCCATGCATCTTTTGCATTTGTAAATCTAGTAATACTTTCATATTGCTTCATTGTCAATAATATATTATATGCTGCTTGATCAGGTCCACCACCACCAGGAATAGTATGTGGCATGTTAGCACAAATCATATAGATATTCAAGAATAAATCCTTGATTGTATGTGACTTTCCCGTTATCACTCCAGCATTATAGATTACTCTATTTGACATGTATTCATGAACAAAAGGAAAACTTGATCTCATATTATTGTTTCCCCAAACCTCATTCTTGTATCTAATTCCTTCTGTAGAAGCGATCAATGTATTCGAATGAGAAGAAGAAAGATTATCTAACCATTCCGTTGGATTACGTTGAAATATAATATCCCTAACATCCGTAGCAATCACATATCTTATTTGATCTTCAATATTGTTTAACACACGCCATGAATGATAAAAACGATCAACTACAATATTAAAATTCTCACGATATGTAAATTTTCTATTTGCGTCATCACGATTGAAAGTAACTACGGTGTAATTTCTTTTGGTAAGTTCATCTACAATATCAAAGCCAACATTGTATGCTATGACAACTTTATGTCCATCAAAACCAGAACGATCAATTGAGTTTGCCCAGTTTGCAACTTTATCAAAAGTATAATTTGTTATACATCCAAGAATAAGATCTTTCATATCATTTCACCGTAGCACAAATGATATCGTTTGCTTGATGACCATCAAGATAATGAATCTTATAATTTGAATTTATGGCAAAAATAAGATCCATAATTTGCTTTTCTTGCACATATCCCCATTCAGCTGAGCCCAAAAGACGACGATCATCGATCATAATTGTATGTGTATTAATGGAAGACTTTTCACGAAATACTTTTGTTTCATTCTCAGTAAATTGTAATTTCTTTTTACCATAGATAGCTTCTAGCTCCAAAATAAGAGGACAAGGTGCATATCTTCCTCCCGGTAATGGGCCGCTTGCATGTGCATCAAGCCAAAATGTTGCGGGTTCTGTTAGTTCGTCTACAATTTTTGGAATAATATCTACCGAATCGCCAAGCCACAATTTTACTTTATCATTATTCTGAAAACGAGAATTGCATTTATCATACATACCTTGGTTTACTTCAATTGTATGAACAAAATCAAATCCCGCATCTAGTGCAAGTTGAACAGTATCACCCAAATATGTTCCTGTTTCCACAAAAACTTTATTTGATCCATATTTTTGCATGTATTCAATTTTTATGTTGCTCATAATTTTCTCCAAGGAAATTTTCCGTAATATTTTTGTTCCATCATCTTGTTACCATGTAGAAAAAACATATTTTTGCATGTATTCAATTTTTATGTTGCTCATAATTTTCTCCAAGGAAATTTTCCGTAATATTTTTGTTCCATCATCTTGTTGCCATGTAGAAAAAATTCTGGTGATGCTGAATTTGGATTACCATCAAGCCTATAATTCAATGTATATACGCCACTCGTTCCGTATGGTGCATTTGGTATTGATTTAACTATATTAAAAAAGCGACGATCTCCCGCATAACCAGAGTGCCATAAAGATGCAACTTGTATGAGAAACTCTCGTCTAAATGCATATGAAGATGTATCTACATGAAAATTGTCAAGTCCATTCCATGCTGGCCATTTGCCTAGACTTTCACAATCATCTTCACAAAGAAAATTATCATTTTTGTCATAGATATTGCGAAGACTATGAGCCCATGCAAGATTTTGTGTTTTTATTGTTTCAACAAGATTCTCAACATGATTAGATTCAAACCAATTATCTTGATCTAGAAAAAGAATAATGTCTTCGTTTACAAGATGTGAAAATGCTGCATATATACGATGTCCATAAAAACCATTAGCTCCAGTATTGTACTTTAAATACACAACATCTTTTGGTGGCGTGTAAAAATTGGAATTTACAAATAGATCATCAAACTCATGCTTGAACTTGTCACCATCAACAACGATGAGATAACTTGTATTAGCGTAAGTTTGATTTTCAACGCTCTTAATTGCTTGTAAGACTTTCTTGTCGCCCGTTGTTGGTATGATAACAACGGCTTTCATCAAAATGCGCTCATGGGAAATGGTGAAATTACACCCCAATGATTATCCATACGAATAGGATACTTACCAAATAATTTTGGCTGATGTAATTTACCGTCACGATATAGTTCTAAAAGAACTGAATGACACGCATTATAATCCAAATCATACCAAGAATGATAATCATTTTTTGGTAGATTATGATATGAGCGAGCAACTTCAGCAACATGTTGCTCATTTTCTATTGAAGTGCGACCAATAATAATTTCTATGGCGTAGATATTGATGCGTTTTTTTACAATATCACGCACACAGCGAGAGACTGAGTATCCAATATATCTCATGATAAATCTCCAAAACTTAATTACAATATATCAAATTATTTACGATAAATCAAGTCTTTCTTAACAAAAGTATTTATCTTGCTTGTAATATGATCTATTGCAACCTCAGGATCGCAAGTGCCGCACATGAACACATCAATTGCTGCATAGTTTTTTTCTGGCCAAGTATGAATTGAAATATGACTCTCGGCCAAAATAATTACACCGGTAATACCATAACCATCTCCGAAATGATGAAAGTGATCACTTAGAACTGTGGCACCGGATTTTATGGCTCCATCAATTAGAATATCTTTCCAAAAATTGATGGAGCCAAGAATTTCAGTTGATACATTATGAAGATCGGCAATGACATGGCGACCCATATATGATACGCCACTCATTTTTATGCCTGTCGTTCAATATAATTTACTGTAATTTGACGAGGATTGAAGAACTTGATAATCTCATCGCGAACAACATCACGATCATAAGGTTTGCAAGAGAATACATCAATGTATGCATCACCTGAATCATTGCAGAAATGAGCACAGATATTGCTTGTTTCAATGAGTTGAACAAGTGTATAACCTGCTTTATTTCCTTCGCCAAAGTGAACAATCTGGGGTTCCCCAAAAGCTTTCATATCAATTGCATTCACAAGACTTTTAGCAAAATTATAGATATTATCATGACTCTTAATTGATTCAATATCACAAGCGCGACAATCAAGCATGGTGTGATAACCCCAGTATTGTTCCATCAAAGTATCCTTTCTAGATAGAAAGTCACCGTGAACTTTCTGTTCACGGTGACTGGTTGATTGTTGAAAGTAAGTGTGATTATTTATTCAGAAATTATTTTTTACACAACAACTTTTTCATTTATTAGTGAAATTTTTCTTGGTTTCTTACTTTCTGGAATGATGTTCTGTAATTTAATCACAAGCAGTCCATCAACAAGATCAGCATTACTTACTACAACTGTATCTGCGAGAGTAAATACACGGGTAAAATTACGAAGAGCAATACCACGATGATAATAAGTTTTATCTGCGATCTCATCTTTATTTGCATTTCCTTGAATTGTTAGTTTGTTGTCCTCAAGAGTAATATCAATATCCTCTCTCTTGAAGCCAGCAACGGCCAGTTCAATTACATACTTATCTTCGCTTATCTTCGCGATATTGTATGGTGGATACGAGGTGAGTACCTTCTCAGGTATATTTAGTGCTTCATCCAGCGTAGATAGAAGCCTATCAAAACCAACAGTTGAAGGAAGTAGACTGCGTCCGTATGCGAATGTCATTTTTTAACTCCTTTTAAGCAAGTTTAAAATACTCTAGCCCAAAATGGCGCTAGAGTATCTATTATATAGTATTTGCTGATGAATTGTCAAGTACTTTTGAACCTGTAGAACCAAATCCACCTTTACGATTTGTATCATCACGAGTTGGTCTTTTCTTAATCTCTTCAAATGTTGCTTTATTATTTCGTACAAGTTCGCCCTGACAAATTCTTGATAGATTGGGAATAATAATATTTTTTGTTGAAATATTTGTTAACATAACATATGTTTCTTCCATGTAATCGGAATCAATTACTCCTTCAGCATTAGCCAAAGTTAGACCTTCTTTGAGAGATAATCCAGAACGAGGATGAATACGAATTGAGTACTCTTTAGGTATGTCAAAAATTAATCCTGTTGGAGCAAGAATACGTTCTTTTGGACATACAGTTATACCACCATCTGTTGTCAATAGTCGAGTAAACTTTTTTCCTGTATCATCATATCCATCGAAACCCATATTGGCAAATGTACAGGAAAAAATATCGAAGCAGGCAGCATTGGTTGTTGAGTATACTGGTGCCAATGCTTGAGGATGTAACTTAAAATACTTCAACTTTGTTGTCATAATATAACTCTCCATCAATTATTCAGTTTCAATTTTTTTCTTACCAATATTGTATTTTGCTACAAGTTGCCAATCATTTTTATCTTTGAAAGCTAATATCTTGATTTGATTTAGAGGTGATACTGGATCTGTGGTCTTTTCTGGCTTCACAATTGCTATCAAACCCCATTCTGCTAGTAAATTTGCAATTGAGTTTCTTCTTGCGACATCACCCTCTGAAAAGTTTGTTGGCTTACCATCAAGTGCAAATAATTCCTTAAAATGTGCGATGTAGTATTTACCTTGCTTGTGAAGAATATGACAAGACTGATAAAGTGTTTGGTCTTTCTTCGAAGCTACGCCTATTCTAGTTAGTGTTTCTTTGACTTTTAGGAAGTCATCACGCTCTTTTAGCGTCACCTCCACCATGTCCTCTACGCTCCACATTACTCACTCCACCTTTTTTTGTTATAGTTATTATATGATCAACCTGATCAGTGGAGAGAAGACGCATTGCCTCTAATGCCTTTGCGTTAGAAAACTGGTAGTACTCTTTTACGGCCTCCAGAATATCATTCTTCTCTTTTTTGACCCACGGCTGAAACTTGCGTTTCATAGATCTTATAGTATTTAGATAAAAATGATATTGTAGATTTTCGTCCAGTCCATGCCTACTATTCATTTCATTGGCGTAGAGTATAGAATCCACATGATATGATAGCGCACGATTGACCACAAATGCGTTATACGACTTTTTAAAGTCTGGCTCATTTGACAAGTCCTTTTTTGTCTTTTGAATTGAGGGTATAATATCCTTGAATAGATCCATTATGCAAAAAATCCTTCCAAGTTGTTTTCAAGCTGCTTTCTTCTAGCTTGACAGTATGAATTTTCCCTTCTCAAATTATTTCCAATATTTACTTTATGATCTGAATTTAGTATCGGAATCTGATCAAACTTATTTGAATATGCTAAAATTATATTGCTTTCCATTGCTTTTAACCATGCCCTAATCTCGCTATTTTTTATTGTTTTTCTAGGCCGCATGACACACAATGTAATCTTATCTACATCATTTACACCATATAACTCATGATAAAGATTATACATTTTTTCTTCAGTCAAAATATTGGTGTTTAGCTTCTTTATATGTGCACATATTCTTTTATGCAATATACTTTGTGACCAATATGCGTTGTTTACAGTATCACGTTTTCTATCATGATGAAAATCTAAATATGATTCACTCTTGCCCGCCATTCCAAAATATTGAGTTTCTTCAATCGTGTGTGGCCAAATGTTGTCTTTTGGTAAAGACTTCATTGGCTTTGTAAATGCATATACTCCATAAGGAATATTGATGATCTTTTTGATATCAGCTCTAGTCATGAACATCCAAGATAGAATCTCTAGTTCGGACTCTACAATATCACAAAAAATACTCACTTGAACGAACACTCCATCATGATGGTTGTCAAACATGCAACCATATTTATTTCTTGATCGGCAACAAAAGCAGACTTGTACTGATAATCGGCCAACACAATTACAGTCTGTGGAATAGACTGTGGTTGCACGATATCATACAACGCATCATAGATCTGACGAAAGATTTTATTTTGATCGGCATCAGAGTTTGTTGCAACCCATTTACGCATGGATGTGAAGTCTTTCTTCTTCAAGAAATCAACAAGTTCCTTTAGATTAACATCACCAACTTGTGCAAGCACTCCAGAATCAATCTCACCGCAAACTGCATATCTCTGCAACTCATTCAATACACGGCGATAATCTGGAAAATGCTTTTGAATGATCTGAACAATGGCGCCATTATCATACTTGATCTTTTCCCGATCAAGTATATTCTGGATTCTCTTTAGAAAACCAGCTGCCATCTTCACCTTATTTCCATTCTTGATCTTAAATTCGATGACGGAACAGCGTGAATGAATGGCCGGAGTTAAACGAGCCTTGTAGTTGCAAGTAAAGATAAAAGAACAGTTTGAGGCAAACTCTTCAATGGCAGCTCGCATGGCTGCTTGCGTGTCTGGTGTTAGATAGTCTGCTTCATCAATGATGATGACTTTTCTTCCGCCAGAAAAACTCATGGAAGATGCATATGTCTTGATCTTGTAGCGAAGAACATCAATACCACGTTCATCGGAACCATTGATCACCATGAAGTCACAACCAACTTCATTACACATAGCCTTGGCAATAGTGGTTTTACCAACACCAGGGCCACCTGTCAAAAGGAGATTCGGAATATTCTTTTTATTTACATATTCCTGAAAAACACTCTTTATACTTTCTGGAAGAATGCAATCTGCAACTTTTTGTGGTCGATACTTTTCGGTCCACAAAAATTGATCATTATTAGACATTCCAAATCTCCAAAGTTACTTTTGATTTGCAATTGTTTCATATGTGCTTTCAAAATCACGATTTTCCTGTAGATCCATTTCAAAGGATCTATTATAATGCGTTCTTGCAATACGACGCAAGAGTTTTTTAGGAAAGCCAGTTTCCTCATGAATCTTGTTCACAGTATCCTTCACAAGATCTTTCTCTGCTGCAACACGAGTCATGCTATCATTGATAACCTCGACCGCATCAATAATCTTCTTGATCTCCTCTGGAGACAAGCTAGGAACACCACTATTGTTTCCAATTGTAGACATGTATTACTCCTTTGGCTTTTCAGTTGCAATCCAATACTTGATTGGTATGTTCTTACCAGAGAAAGTGACAATTCCCTTTGTTACATCTACCTTATAATCGGTAGAAAGAATCTTTAGATTTTCGGTACGAAGAACAAACTTGTACGTCTCACCATTACCATCAGCAATCGTGAGTTTCTGTGTATGAGATGCATCATTTGTAGAATCAAATGTAGTTACGTACACCTTTTTTCCATCACTTTCTACGGATACGTTTGGCTGTTGAAGAACAGCCGCACAACGCGAAATCCATGCAAGATCAACTTCGGATAGATCAAAAGATACAGTAGGTGAAGGAACTGCCAACTTCTTGTCTGGCGGACATACAATCATTGATGCATCAGTATAACGAAATGTGATTGTTGAACGACCATTATTTCCGACAATGGTCAAATGCTTTTCATGAAACGACAACTCGGTATCTTCCCCGCTAAGAGAAAGAGTACTTAACAAAGTTGGAAGATCATATATACCAAATTCTTTGGGAAAGTTTTCCTTGACTGTGGCTTCAACCAAAATATTTTTCTGTGGTGAAATAGTTGAAATCACATTGCCTGGCTTGAAGCAAATTCCCGTATTAATTTGGGAAAAATTCTTCAAAATATTTACCGTCTCTTGTGAAAATTTCATAACAAAACTCCATGGTTATATGAAGATAATAGTATCACTTTACTCTGGTGGTGTCAAGCACTCAAGCATTAACTCAATTTCTTTTTCAAGATCTTCTATAGATCCATTATTGTTTATGGTATAATCTGTTTTATATCCCATCCAGGCCCACTCGGAATAATGAGCGTTTGGTTTTACACCAGAATCCCCATTGTTATACATGCAAGCATGTACATACCAATCAACAGATTGGCCTCGTTGTATTTCAACAATTTTACCCTTCATGTTATGAATGGAATCAATTTCATTGGGAAAACGAACATCAGTAATCACGTAATCTTGATTTATCTTTATTCGTCTCTCCAAACAAGCAACCCAAAAATCTGGGTGTATACAATCACGCATACATTCGGTTCCTATTATTTGAAGCATCGAACGAGGCGTAATATTTTTTCCCAATCTATTTGACCACCATTCATCATTTTTCTCACGAAACTCACGCGATTGTTGAGTGTTACCCTCTAAAAGATGTCTAGGCCAATCAAAGAGATTGGATGTAATTGCTTTTAAAGGGGCAGCAAAGCTTTCACAAAGAAAGCCTCGCTCCATCAGAATATCACCAGCAGTTCCTTTTCCACTGCCAATGTTGCCGACAAATCCTATGATCATATACGTCCTGTGTATTGTGCAATCTTTGAAAGATCACCAGTAAAGGCATATGTGCCAACATGCTGTGTTTTCATCCAAGGGCACAGCCAAACTTTAATGCTCAATTTACGACACATTTGACAGAAAAAATAATCTTCGGAGAGATAACGTTCCGAAGAGCCTGGTGCATTTGGTCCGCGATCAATAATTGTGTCAAAATAAGCATGAATATATCGTGATCCATCAAAATGTTTTTGACCAACATGATCTGGCTTATAACGATATTCTGGATATGCATCTTCAAACTTCTTAAAAACTTCACGCTTGATCATCATAAATCCCGTGCCAATTTCCATGACCTCAAGTGGCTCGGTAATTGTAAATTGTTTTGTTCCTGCAACGGGATTAAAAACAAATTCTCCGACCAAGCCTTCAAGTTCTCCAGCTTCTATATCTGTCTTATTTTTTACCGCAGTTGCAACATTACCCCAATTAATTGACTTTTTGGGATATGGGCCGCCAATGATTTCTTTGTCTAACGCAAGAAGTGTAACAACATCTTGTGGATTGAAATGAATATCTGAATCAAGAAATAGAAGGTGTGTAAAACCTTCGTTACGCAAAAACTCGTCAGTCAAATAATTTCTTGCACGAGTAATTAGAGATTCATTAAACAGAAACGAAAACTTTGCTTCAATACCATACTGATTTAAAATTGATTGTAGATCAAGACAGGACTTCATGTAAAGTCCATTTGCCATACCACCATACATTGGTGTAGCAATAAACAACTTTCTTTTGCGTAATTCTTCAACTGAGATAGAAATTTCCATGTTATACTCCAATCAAAAAATAATTACTAAATCATACTCCTATTTAGTTCTTAGATATAAAGAAGGGGAAGATTTCTCTTCCCCTTCATAGACTCAATATGAACTATTGAATCAGGCAGAACGACGAGTCTTCGTCTTGCGAGCAGCAGCCTTCATTGCCTTGGTCGGAGTGCCAAGACGATAAACGCTAACCTTGCTGCCATCGCCACGACGCTTGATGTTTGTATAAATCGGATGACCATCCGCACGAAGCTCGGCAATACGAGCCGAAACATTCGTTACGCCAAACCGATTGCGACCCTGAGCAACCGAAAAGCTATTATACTCACCGCCGCTCTTCAAAACCTGAAGCATACGAGTCTTAGCAGAAATCTTAGCCATATATTTACTCCATAACAAAAGGTTGCATTAAAAGAAATGAAGCGATGAGCAACCAAGAACATTGCCTCATTATTCAACATTATATCAATGTTGAAGTTATTTGTCAAGAGTTCAGAACGGAATTTCGTCTGCAGCCTTGATCATCTGTTCAACTGACTTTTCAGCTTCCGGAAAAGTTACAACAATTTCCGGCGTTACAACTGGAGCAGGAGGATTTACCTCAGCATCAATCTTAGTATACAAATCCATGAACGAAGTCTTGGTATCAGTATCAAAACGATTAAGACATAGCTGGATAGCCTTCTTGCGATCCTTCGCAAAAATGTTATAAGCTTCACAGATATGAACCAGACGACGAGTCGAAATGATCTCGGTCACACCACCATCATAATAGGTGCGCCGAATTGCCTCTGCCCACTTGATAAGCATCTCAATAAACATCTTGTCATCGTCCGATGAACGATCCAAAATGTTAAGAAGAATCTTCTTCTCGGTGACGGCGGGCGGATACTCCTGCTCAAGCGTAATGGAAAAACGCTCAAGGAAAGCCTCGTTCATCACATTGGTGCCGATGAAACGACCATCATCTGAGCCCTTACCCTTGGTGTTCGCAGTTGCGACAATCGTGAATCCCTTGGCAGGTTGGACAAGCTTGTTGATCTTCTTGATGAAGATGGACTTGCCTTCAAGCACAGGCTGAAGGCACATAAGCTTGATTGAACCGAGGTCAACCTCGTCCAGAAGAAGAACAGCGCCACGCTCCATCGCCATGACGACAGGACCGTTATGCCACACGGTCTGACCATCAACAAGACGGAAACCACCAATCAGGTCATCTTCATCCGTCTCGGCAGTGATGTTTACACGCACCATTTCACGACGAGCCTTGGCGCAGACCTGCTCAATCATCATCGTCTTTCCATTACCAGAAAGACCCGTGACATAGATCGGATAGAAGATGTTGGACGAAATAATAGCCTCAACATCAGCAAAGTTGCCAAAAGACACATACTTGCGATTGGGCATTGGAATCAGAGATTCCGAGATGTTCGTACCAAGAGTCTGAAGATTTAGAGCCGAAGTTGGTGCCTGCGGTGCGGGTGTATCAACTCGGGAAACCTTGGGCATACTTACACTTTCACTATCAATATTGGGAAGCTTATAGACGCCTCGCGAGTGACGATGTACATCGTCCTTGGCAAGCCAAGATGGCCACTTAAAGTCATGTGCGAGACAAAGCGCCTTTGCATCCTGTCTAGAAATTGTATCAACAAAACCATTGTCATTTGCCAGCTTGATGAAGGCAATCTGCTTGCTTGTCAGAGACATATTTTCCTCTCAAATTATGATCTAATATTACTATACAAGATTGGGAAAATCAAGGACTTTTTGCTAAATAGATGTGGATCGCGAAGCTACCAACTTCCATCCACCCTATGTCTATAACTTTATCAAGGAGACACAGCAATGTCAAACAATATTTATTGCTACTATGTTTATGTATATTTACGTCTAGATGGAACACCTTACTACATTGGTAAGGGCTGCAATGGAAGAGCATATGCAAATCACAAACATATTCCAGTACCTAAAGATAAAAATAGAATAATATTTTTGGAAACTAATCTATCAAATATTGGTGCTTGTGCATTAGAGCGACGTTACATTCGCTGGTATGGTCGCAAAGATCTTGATACAGGTATTCTTCGCAACATGACAGATGGTGGTGATGGTGGTAATAACTTTTCACCAGAAATGAAAACGAAAATGAGCATAATTCGCAAAGGAAAAACTCTTTCATTAGAAACAAAAGCTAAAATGAGTGCAATTCGCAAGGGCAAAATTCTTTCACCAGAGCATAGGCGTGCGATAGCTAATGCCAAGAAAGATAAAAATCATCCCATGTTTGGGAAAACACATACATCTAAAACTAAAGCTATGATGAGTTTTGCCCACAAAGGTAGATCTGCTCACAATAAAGGTAAAACTCTTTCACCAGAACATAGAGCTGCGCTTAGTAATTCTCTAAAAGGAAAATCTAAATCACCAGAACATATACTCGCGATGAGTATTGCCAGAAAAGGCAAAAAATACAAAAAACATTCTCATCAACTATAGCTATGATTAGCTAATTTTCTCAATGAATCTGGAAAGCATGACACGATTTTCCTGCTTCTTCTTGGCATACTTACCAAAAGCCTTTGCGATGGACTTTGTCGAGGTAGACTTACCAATATCCAGTTCTTCGGACTCAATGTGAAGATCGTTCGCCTTGAGTACATAGTATGTATTGTATCCAAGACTAGAAAGTTCCACAAACCTCTTTGAATTGAAAGACTCAATAGTCTTTTCCACATCATCAATATCAACTCGGGCAGCTAGCTGTTGTTTGATAGCACTCGGCCTACCAGACATTAGATAGTAACCAATGACATTTGTGTTTGTCCGCTGATGAAGATTCTGTAGTAGAGCCTTGGTCAGACCGGAGTCATATCCAGAATGAACAGTATACTCAGCCTTGGTAATAGTATCGCGAAGAATAGTTAGCTTAGTGGTGTAACGCACAAATTCCTTGTCATTTACATCAAAATGATAGGAATCTTCGCCATCGGTAAGAACAATGGTGTTGACAATCTGAAGTTTATTACGCTTGCGAAAAGCATTCACGATACTCGGAAGGCAGAGCAGAGAACCATCAAGCGGTGTCCCACCAAGGCCAAAATGCATCAATGGAACGGAACCTTTATTTCTCCGATCAAAGATATCACGAAGTGCCAGAAGATTCCCAAGAGCATCATTCATCTCCTTGGGCTTCATCGTAGAAGATAGAAGCTGAAGAAGCGAAAGACGATCCGCAACCTTAATATCGCCATGTTTATACATGGAATTGTCCAAAATTGAGACTGGCATAGGATAATAGTGATCACTAAAAGCAAACACCTCAAACGGAATCTGAACACGCTGACAGAAAATTGTCATGTTCAGAAGCTGTTCAATAGTTCCTGCAATTTCAGGAGACATTGAGCCAGACCAATCAATGATCATCACAAGACCATGATTCTTACCATTCGGCACACTTGTGATGCGACGAAAGATATCATCATTGTACTTGTATGTGTGAAGCTTGTTGGTGTTGATCATACCAGTCTTTGCGATGGATTGACGAGCGTACTGCTCGGCAGCCTTACGCATTTCAAATTCCTTCACCATGAAGGAAATAACAGGTGAATTCTCACTCTTGAACTTGTTCAGAAGTTCAAAACGCTGAGCCGAATTAGGTCCGGGCATATTAGAATTATAGCAATTCTGCTCAACAATAGTGGATAGACCACTAACATCATTGTTGCCATAATGGACCTGCTTGTACGGCACAATCCACTTATGTCCATCAATCTCAGGAATGTTGACATATTGATAACCGCGAACATCGCCGGAGAGAAGCTTATCTTTCATTCTTTCCCAGCTTTCCTGAGTTTCAGAAGTCGGATTTTCGTTACGAGTTCCTACATCATTGATAGAATCTTCGTCAGAAACTTCTCCGGACTCGTCATCGGAATCATCATTAGCAGATGCATCTTCATCGGAGTCTTCATCACCAGATGAAGAACCATCCTCATCAGACTCCGTCATCTTCTTGGTTGTATCTTCCTTGTTGGAATCCTCGGAGTCAGAATTCTCGCCCATGAAGAATTCATCTTCATCAGGATACTGATTAGAACCAGATCCAATATAGTCGTCTTCTTCCTGTTCAGGCTGCTCTTCTTTATGAAGCTTGCAATAAGCATAGATTGCCTTCGCAGCCTCAACAACCTCGGCAAACGATTCACAATTCTCAACCATCTGGACCAACACCCTCTCCTTGGGAGAGAAGTCAATCATGATGGCTGAACCAAGCTT